GGTGTAAGTGATTACTCTACTCAAATAGCAGCAACAGGGAAGTTAATTCAAGGTGCTTACACTGTCGCCCCTTTGGCGACCACTGGTTCAACAGCAGGCACAATGCAAATGCCTACCTCAACAACCGCCCCGCAATCGCCTCCATCCGCTATGGCAGGTCTCTCAACCCCGACTTGTATACACGGGGCACGAGTCCATCGCAGTGGATTAGCCAAGACAACGGGGAAGCCTTACGCATTCTGGGCTTGTCCAACCCCACAGGGGACGCCAGACCAGTGCAAACCAGCAAACTAGTTCAACAAGAACTAGAATAAGAATTGGTGGAGGGGTAGTAGCAAGGGGAAGATATTATCCCTCTCCCAACTTAAGACAGGAAACTAATGAGAACGCTTGTTCGTAGCGTAGGTAGAAAAGATATAGGCGGAGAACCATTACCTTCTGTATTTAAAACATTTGAAAGCAATAAAATTATATTTCGCAGAGCAGAAGTATCTATGCTCGCAGGAACTCCTGGCGTAGGTAAATCAACTCTTGCCCTAGCCCTAGCATTAAATATGAAAGTGCCTAGCCTATACATATCCGCTGACACTAATGCCCACACTATGGCTATGCGATTAGCCTCAATGATTTCAGGTAAGAATCAAACCGATGTAGAAGAGTTAATGAATGTAGACCAAGGTTGGACTCGTGCTGTATTAGCAAAGGGTTCTCATATTGTATGGTCATTTGAGTCTAGCCCTACGCTTCAAGATATAGATGAAGAGGTCCAAGCCTTTGAAGAATTATGGGGTTGCCCACCCGTAGCAATCTTTGTAGATAACCTTATGGATATTGCAACTGACGGGGGCGAAGAGTTTGCCTCTATGAGGGCTATTATGAAGGAGTTGAAATACCTTGCTCGTGCCACCAACGCTGCTGTTATCATTTTACACCACACTTCTGAGGCTGTACTTGGTACTCCTTGCCAACCTCGTTCGGCTCTTCAAGGTAAGGTAGCCCAACTTCCTGCCCTTATCTGCACCCTTGGAGTCGTTGGTACCTCTATGGCTATTGCCCCTGTAAAGAATAGATACGGACGTGCCGATGCTAATGCTAACCTAAATTGTTGGCTATCATTTAACCCTGAGTTTATGTTTATGTCAGACATACCAGAGAATGGTGGCTAAAGTGATACGTGAAGAGGAAGACGATATGACTCAAGAAATTCGTCAACTTATTATGTTTGAAACAAGAGCAGAAATAGATAAGTTTATCAACAAGATAGAAGAATTAAAAATTGAAGTTAAAGACGAGTGGACTGATGGATTAAATATGGGATTAGATTTGGCAATTAATACTTTGAAGAAAGATAAGAGTGCCATCTCAATCTCGCAAACATAGGGGATATCGAAGCCAAAAAGTTGTTGCTATGTACTTGGCTGAGAATGGTTTTCCATTTGCAGAATCTACGGGTGCAGGGCGAAGTGGTACAGACATAACTGGTTGTGTTGGTATAGATTGGGAAGTGAAGGCACGAACTGGGTTTAATCCATCTAGTGCTGTTAAGCAATTAAAAGATAGAGCCAAGTCCAAGATTCTTGGTTTAGTTTGTTTAAGACTTAATGGGCAAGGTGAAGAAAAAGTTAAAGATTGGGTTGTAGTCTTAAGGCTTGAAGATATGGTTAGTCTTCTGAGGGAGGCGGGTTACGGTGAGAAGAAATGAAAACAGTTTACCCAGCATTAGAGAAATTCTTTTACACTACGGAGCAAGTTTACGACAAACTCACGGGCAAGTTAATCTCAAGTGCCCTTTCCACTCCGACACTCACCAGTCAGGAACTGCGAATCTTGACGATAACGTATTCTTCTGTTTCGCCTGCGGAGTGCAAGGTAACAGTTTACAAATTATAAGCCAACAAGAAAGGGTTAACATAAGTGAAGCAGAGCGCATCGCAGAAACTATTACTGGGCAAGGCGGCTCAGAGATACGAGGCAAACATTTATCGGGCGGAAGATTACCTAAAAAGCAGAGGCATTCCGTTGGAAGTAGCACGTCTGGCTCAATTAGGCGTAGTCGAGGAGCCTGAAATTGGACACGAAGCGTTTCAAGGAAGATTATCTATCCCCTATGTTACAAAGTCTGGTGTTGTTGACTTGCGCTTTCGTTCTCTTAATCCTGCTGTAGAACCTAAGTATATGGGTATGACTGGTGCTGACACCAAGATGTATAATGTATTAGATATAGATAAAGCAAACGATTACATAGGAGTGTGCGAAGGTGAACTCGATACTATTACTCTCTCTGCTTGTGTTGGTATCCCTTGTATCGGTGTTCCTGGGTCTAATAGTTGGAAGAAACATTACACTCGCTTACTCGCTGACTTTGAAAGAGTATTTGTCTTTGCCGATGGCGACCAACCAGGCACGGAATTCGCACGCTCACTGGCTAGGGAACTCCCCGTTACTATCGTGCAACTGCCAGAAGGAGAAGATGTCAACTCAGCCTACGTTAAATTTGGAGCAGGATATATAAGGGAGAAGGCTGGACTTGAGTGAAAGAACCAATTGACCCCGAATATAATAAGTGCCACGATTGTGGGGAAGAGTTTGATAATTCATTTGATTTAATAGACCATACTATGGAAGATGAAGATGGGTTTGACCCTTACTTAATCTTGCCCAATGGATACAGATTAATGTTAGGTTCTTTACTTAAGTTTATTTATGACGAGGCTGACGACACGGAACAAATAAGACATATAGCACAATCTACCTATGTTACACTTTTTGCAGCAGAAAATGGCTATGACTTAATTGACACGTTGATTGAGGATATGATAGTCAAATCTTCACTACAAAATTTTGACAAGTCGCTTCAGCAATTACTATCTGAAAGCGATAAAGAGAATGGGGAGTGAAGAAGTATGGCAGATTATAACCCACTTGGAAATGCAAGGTTTCCATATAACATCAACAAAGATAGTGAACAACCAATTGATACTACAAATTACAGTGCCCCTGCTCTCGACCCCAAGTTTGCAATAGCGGTTAGCGAAACCTTTGATGAACTCAAAGAATTACTCATCAAGAAACATCTTGATTACGGTCCGAAGAATATCTCCGACTCACCAGGTGGACCTCTTAATGGACTACGAGTGCGTATGCACGACAAACTTGCTCGCATTAATAACCTTACCGACAAGGGTGCAACACCACAATTCGAGTCGCTTGAAGACTCCTTTAAAGATATGGCAAACTACTCAATCATAGCCTTACTTGTCTTAAGACATAAGTGGGATATTAAATGAGAGAGCAGGAATTATTTGAGTGGCTAAAGACGGGGCACTATTCTGATTTAGAAAAGTCTTCTAACGAGTATGATGGATTTGATTGCATTAGTAAGCAGTATGAAATGTTTATAGAACTTAAGTCTCGCAATACACATTACGATACATTGTTATTGGAAAGAAAAAAATTTGATTTTTTAATTATTACCTCTGAACTTCTTGGGTATGCGCCTTGGTATATAAATTCTACGCCTAATGGTGTCTGGTCATTTCCGCTTAAGACACTAATTGAGGGCTTGGAGTGGGTTGAGAAGTGGCTACCAACCACTACCGAGTTTCAAGATAAATCAAAGACAACCAAATTAGTTGCATTCCTACCAGTGGAACTAGGTATAAAACTATTGTGATTGAGTGGGAAAGAATTCAAAAGTGGGATTATATTGTAGATGCAGTAGCCTCTGAATATCATTTAAAATTTAAGATTGATATAAAAGATATAAGACAAAATTTATATCAATGGTTTGTTGAGCACCCAAATAAACTAAATACTTGGGAAGCAATTGGCGAAAAAGATGCAAAGAATTTAATCTATCGCTCACTCCGCAACCAAGCACTAGATTATTGTCAGGCTTGGAAAGCAAAGACAGGTGGATATGAAACCTCTGACCTATTCTTTTACCAAGCAGATATGATTGAAGCCTTGTTGCCTTCTGTCTTAAGAGGTGAGATAAACCTTGCACATAAATTAAATCTTGGTGGCACTGCTCGCCCCTCTGCGCCCTCTGAAGGTGGCAATATGATGGCGATGATGATTGAGATTGACGCAGGATTTTGGAAGTTAGGTAAAGAGGATAGGAAGTTATTGTTCCTTCGCTACTCCGAGAGTATGGACTTCCAAGCAATTGCAGATGAGATGGCATTACCCAGTGAAGACACTGCTCGTATGAGGAATAAACGTGCGATAAAGAAATTGATTAATAAAGTTGGAGGGTTTAAACCTTTTCGTGATGAAGACCTAGAGGAACAAAACGAAAATAGCACCGATGTAGAAGAACAACTTACCAAACCCGAAGACGAAACTAAATAAATCTTTCATTTATTATCCGTAGAATAAAATCCTGTGCCATTAAACTTTACTGCTGGCACTGAGTATATTCTTTTCATTGGTTTGTTACAATCTAGGGTTGGACATCTAACAATATATCCTTCATATTCTTTATGATGTATAAATTGTTCTCTAGTATTACCACAAATAGGACAAAGAAAATCATAAGTTGGCATTAATCACACGCATCTATCTCTGTTGGTGCAGTAGCCATAGCACCACACTCAGTGCATACTTGGTCTAACAAATACATTCCCACTTGCCTTGTCTCTGTATCCCACATTACTTTTAAGTTCCACATCTTTGAACCACATATACAAACAAGGGTCGGGTCTCCCCTCAGGTCAAACATTAATACCAATTGTGTTGGGTATGCCACCTGAGTGCAGAGCACGGAGTTTTGTAT